AGCGTACATCTTCGTAGACAAATGGCGCAGCCTTCAATGGCAAATACATGCAGAAGGCCAGGGTCACAAACAGGGCTACTGAGAGGCGATAATCTTCTGTCTGGTAATCCATGCGTGCGCCGCAATCGTTTCCTGTAACCTGTATAAGTTCATCACCGGGGTAATGCGTGCCAAGGCCCGGTCGTATTCTCCGTGTTGCGCTTCGAGCAATGCCAGATTGGTTTGAGCGACCGAAATGCCACTGGCGCGTTCATTGTGTGAGCGATGGGGATGTTGCGCCAAGCGGGTCGAGCGCTGAAAACAGTGAATGGCAAAAGGTTCGGCGCGGTCAAGGAGGTAGTGCGCCCCCAAATTATTCCACGGACGTGGTTTATCGGGAGACTCCTCAATGGCCTGCCGCCACAGATGCAGCGGATGGCCCCACCGAAAGACCTGATTCACAGTGGTGACGCTCCACACTAGGCAGAGCGCCACCACCAGAACCTTTCCTGCTTTCATACGCTACGGCAAGGTTGTCGGGGTTGAGTTCTCGACGATAATTGCCGCACGCGCCCCACGCCATGCACTGGAGTAACACTGCCAGAGAATAGCGCGTTGCACGTTAATCCACGGAAGATACAGAGCTTGCCCTGTGCCTTCTGAACACGCCTCGCCGGTTTCTGGATCAATCTGTTGAAAATGATTGCCAGCACCCGTAAAAGCCGCATCCCCACTCGCCTGCGCTTGGGCGCGAGTCCCTAGCACACCTCGAATGACCGTGATCGACGTACCGGACACGGACGAAATCTGCATCGCTTCGTCATTCACCCACACAAACTGTCCAGCCGTAAAGTCTGTCCCGGAAGCGACCGTAATCGTTCCCTGAGAGTTATTTATGGCCGCACTGAGGGTTGTGCGTGTCATGTATGTCTGTGCATCAACCTGCTGTGACATGCCCATGAAAAAGCCAGCCACCAGCAGAACAAAGAAGAATTTACGCATCCTACACCTTCCTTTTCTGTTAAGCGGCTGCAATCGCCACCGACCACTCTGGTCGCTGGGTCTTGATGCCATAGAGGACGTCAAAACGACTCTTCCAGATATCGGAATCGCCGTCATACCATTCGATATACCGTAGACCGACACCCGACTGTGCATCATACTTCATCGAAGCCTGATTCACACCCTTGGGGCGCTCTAACGGTACGATTGCCAACGCTACCGCTTCTTCGTTGAACGCCACGCCCTGAGAATACACATTCCCGGTTGTGCCGAACACCGTAATCGCAGCATCATTGGCCGGGAGTGCGCTAACATTCTGGAACCGTTCACCCGGTCCCACGATGGATGGCGAAATGTTAATCGTCATCGCACCTGAACTATCACTCACTGCCGTGGTCACGACAAACTGCTGTAAATCAGACTGCGTTGCCTTTGTGACCGGATTGACTGAAAACACATCAGCAATCGTGAAGCGGTCGCCCACCGTGAGGTTGGACGCGCCACTGGACCAGCCATCCGTGATCAGACTTGATCCCGTTTGACTGGCACCATTGACCAACGGGGTGCCAGCATAGGTGCCAACGGTATGCGTGTAGACGTTCTGGTCGGTATACCAGTTGTAGCCTGCCACGTAATCCGCGACCTCTGCCTTGTCGAACACCTCGCTAATTTTACCTGCGCGATGAAAGTAGTCTCTCAACGCATAGGCAATGTCACCTTCCATCTCCGCATTGACCATCAAGTGCCGTTCACCATTGCCCCGTGGACAGGTGAAGTTCGTCAGCTTGACGCCTGCGTCGATGTAGGTTTGCATCGTGGAGGGAGTGGTTCCCGGAGTGCCCACGGCATTGAATGTCGATTTACTCACCTCTTCCAAGATGTTGGCATCGACTTCATTGGCCAGTCGGACAATCGCAGGCTTGAGCACCTGCTGTGTCAAGCTGTTCAAATCCAGCTTGCGCTCCTTTGAAGACATCGAAAAGTCCACACCTTTCTGCCGATCCAATGTCAGCGTATCGGTCTGCTCTTCAATGTCCTGCCCCGCCCACGCCTGGCCGGTCCGAACGGTGAACTGCGCCGGTTTTCGAATCCGGATCGAGTCACCAATCTGACCACCCTTCGACCCGAAATCATCTTCGAGCTTTCGACTACAACACTTAGCTGCATAGAGGTTATTTTCAAACACATCTAGTGCGGCTAATGTGATGTCATCTATTGTGGGTAGATTATTCGCCATCACTTACCTTTATAAAAATCCCACTTAAACACTCCGACGACCTCCACGCACGCCATGCCGTTTACGAAATTGTGCGAGTGAAGCTGTTTGACTGTTATAAGTTGTGGGTGTAGACCCACCCCCCACCGGATTTATTGGTGGTGCTGGCGTGCCTACGGAAGTAGAGGATGCAGATTGATTATTGACTGCATGAAGAGCCATCTCAACCTGCGCTTCTAATTTTCCAATCGCTCGGATATGCGCCTTGAGCGTAGGCTTATTATATAAGTCATGGGTTACTTTAGGATTTTTACCCAAATAGTAAGCCATTTCATGACCGATGGGCGACGTTAACAAAGTTTCAACCAAAGGCCGCTGCTTGCCATCGGACGGCAGCGTTTCATACATTGCGGTATATGCCTGGTCGAAATCGGGCAATCGTTTACGTACCTCGTCTAATTTGCCATCCCAATCAGACTGTGCCTGCTGGACACTGGCCTCTACGTGCGCGGTACGATCCGCCGTAGCTTGAAGTTCTGCTTGTTTTCTAAATTCCTCACGGGCGTGCCACCGGGCTGTCGCCGCTGAAAATGCCTCATAAGGATCTTTCTCCTGAGCAAACTCAGACAACTCAGGAGGTGCTTCTGGTTCCTGTGGAATCTCCTCGGCAACCGGTTCCGAAACCGATTCCTGAGACACAGTATTCTGGTCAACTAATTGCTGACGTAATTCTTTACGTTCTCGTAATAATGCTTCAATCCGTTTTGCAGATCGCGTTCGTCGATCCAGCACCTCTCCAGTATCAGGATCAAGGAGTTGATTCTCGACTTCAACCGCAGGTTCCTCGGTCGAATCACCATCGGCCTGCGGCGCTACCGACTCTGAAGGAGCCTCCTCTTCAACCAATTCTCCTTCCCGTTCAGCCTTACGTGCAGCCCGAAATTCAGCTAAAACACTAACAGGAACTTCAAAAGGTTCTGCCCCCGTCTCTTCCGGGGCAACCGGAGGAGCCTCTGGCGTGGTTTCAACTGCGTCTTGCGTGGTTTCTTCTATTTCAGGAGCCATTGTTTCTCTTTCCCGCACCTCATTGTGGTCGGTGCGACACCATCATACTACTGTTTCCGACCTTTCATCTTTTCACGAAACGCTCGGTTTCTTTCTTCCACTTCCTGTTCAGCCTCACGTTGACGCTGACGTGATTCTTGACGTTCTGCCCTCCACGCTCTAGTACGTTCTGCCTGTTTAGCCCTAGCAGCGGCTTCTCGTTCTCTTTCTTTTTGTTCTTTCTTCCGCCGATCAACCCTCTGAGTTGGACTCATCCGATTCTCTCTATCGCGTCTTCTCAACTCGTCATCTTTTCGACCTGGAGAAGCCCTCCAAACATCGACTTCGCGGATCGCCTTGATATTATCTTGCTCCGAGTCCCGTCGTCGTATGGTTTGCGCAAAGCCGCCAGACGGTAATGTCCTCTTATCTACTTTTCGTGATCCCACATCCTTTGCTAATAGATATTTTTGACCAGTATCAAGCGGTTCTTCCCTAAACTCTTTTGGAGCAATAGGAGGAGTCGGACCCTTGCTGAGATCAGGCTTTTTATAGGGTCTAACCGGATATTTGCGTATTTTCGCTCCACCAGCTTTGCGTATTTTGCTTGGCATGATTAAGTCCTTTAAAAAAGCTCAGAAGGGGTCGTGTCACCTGCCTCTTCAGTTTCAGGGTTCACACAGTGGCCTGCATGTGCCGCGCCTGCTGTTGCCCTTCCAAGCTATTAGTCCTTAAACACTTTCAATTTATCCATCAGTTTACGAGCATATTCCACTGAATCTTCGCCAGGTTTCAAGTCTGGAAGTGTCCTCAGACGACCTGGGTCTTCTCGAAGACGATCTTTTTCATTCGCCCGACGGGCTGCTGCTTCTCTTTTCGCTGCCTGTTTTCTGTTATAAGCGGCTGTGCCCGGAGTTTTTTCCGCTTTTTTTTGCAGCTTGTCCAATCGTTTCTGATTCGCCTTAATAGCGTATTCCTGACGAGTCATTCTCTGTCTATTTAATTTCCGCAAGGCTGCTTCTTTTCGAGAAGCCGCCAAACCCTCAATAGGCAAATCGCCTTCCGTTACATACTGAGTGCGACCGTGGACTTCCATCCGTGCAGGCGGCTTCTTTTGTGTTCGACTCACCAGATAAGTCTTTTTTCCTGTAGAAGGATTGATTTCGCCAATAATCTCGCCCGTTCTTGTATCAATGATATTTGTTCCTTCTTCGACTTCTTTGGCGCTTCTCTTCCCAATATTCCCCCATCCCCCTTCGACAGGCAATGTGGGATGGGCAGCACGTGCTTTTGCTGATAATTTAGGAATCTTACTCTTAACAGCTTTGTAAGCCTTCTTCGCAACTTTCGCCGCTGGACGAGCGACCAATCCAAAAGGCAGCATCGCCATCGCATAACTAATCGCCTGCTCTTGAGGTGTCGCACCAAAGAATAAATCAGCTAACGTGTTTAGACCACGCTTCGCAGTGCCTTCTAAACCAGGATCAAACACACTCACGTCAAATCGTGGTTGTGCAAGCGGATTATTATCCGGCTGAGAGATCCCTAAACGATCAAGAAGCTGTTGACCAGGCATAGAACTTTACTTCATCCCAAGTCGTTTACGAGCCATCGCCGTAATTCTCCGCATTCTCTCGGCTCTTGCAGATTCAGGAGTGGGCATCGGAGGAGGAATCGCCCCAGGATTAATCGCAGGACCCTGCGGTAATGGCGGAGGTTCAGGTGGCATAAAGCCCTGTCGTACATCCCGATCACTCGGACGCGCTCCACCCTGCCGCGCTGCCATTTCAGCGGCTAAGGCTTGACGCTGAGCCATATCGGCATCAGTTTGACTTGATCCCTGCATAGCAGACGCCAGGCCTGCCGCAATTGATCGTAACTCCTCAATTTGATCAGTAACAGATTGCCTTAAAGTATTTTCCATGTCGTAATCACTTGGACGAGGCGGTTTGCCCATTTTCCCGCCGGGTCTACCACTAGCAGGCGGTTTACCCATTTTCACGCCCCGTCTACCACCAGGTGGTTTAGGTGGTTTAGCCTGGTTCCCCTTCTTATTCCATGAATATGGCATTACAACATCCTCTCAATATTTAGTAACTATAGGTGGCCGTTTTGGACGTTTCTTTGTTTTTTTATACCGCATAACTCCTCCGCACTATGACAAATAAAAGAGACACATCTCAACAGTAATTTTATTGTCGCTGTTTCTTTGATGACTTCGCCTTATCCAAGGCAATGGCTACCGCCTGTTTCTGATCGTATCCTGCCTGAATCAACTCTCGAATATTGGCACTAATCGTCTGACTGCTAGATCCGGATTGTAAGGGCATAATACGATTCCTAGCGTTGTGGAGGACGCGGGGGCCGCGCCATCCCCGGTCTTGATGGTCGAGGTCGTTGTGGTGATGGACTGGGTGTACGCGGCATGGGAGCCGTTTGTGACGCTACCTCTAGATCAGCCAGCTTTAAGAGCCGCTTTGTTTCTTCCTGAGCCAGCAACTGTGATCCATCCGCATCCATTTTCATCAATTCCTTAATCAGTTCCATCCGCGTTCGCGCAATTTCTGTTTCCGCCGCAATCCTGGCGACACGCTCCTTGGTCTGATCCGATTCTCTAGTCCGGGCCAATTCTTTCTGCGCCTTCACCTCATCCATTTCAATGCTGCCACTTAACTGGGAAACGCGCTGGGACAACTGCTGAATCATCTCTTGCGCCTGTTCTAAACGCTGTCGCACTTCTGGAGGCAACTGCGTCTCTTCCTGATCACCCTGTAACTTCGGCGGTAACGTCGCATTTAAGCGCTCAGAAATCTCCCGATTCCCCGGACCATCTAAATTCTTGACCGCCAAAGGAGCCATCGCAGCCGCCATCTGCGGAGGTAAGACCTTCATCAGATCCATTTGCCACGCTGCAGCTTCCTGACGGCGCGTCACATAGGACGCCCCAATTGTCACCACCACGTCATACTTCCCAGCGCCCCACTCGTAAATACGACTGACTCCACTTTTTCCCTGATACTGATCACCCAAGGTTTTCATCTTGGATTGCGTATCATCTTCCAATCCCGCCAAGCGAATCACCCGTCCTGGACGGGTATAAATCTTGGGAATTAAATCCAGTAAGACCATCCCCTCATAAATGAGCGCTTCGCCAAAGTTTTCATGGTAATTCGTATTGCCTTCAGCCTGAGATTCTTTGCGTGCCAAAATCGCCTTACCACTCTGATCAGCTCCGCGTCGATTCGGGTCGGTCGCGTCATACCAGCCCGTCGTCGTTCGGAGATCGGACTTATGCTGGTTAATGGCGACAACAAGTGCTTGAATCTTGTTGGGATCGGTAAATTGGGCGACGGTCGGAGGCGGTAACGCTCGGCCTTCCGCATCATATGCTTTCGTCAGCAAGGCGGGAAATGCCTGAGCCGCCGCCTTTTCCCACAAGGGTTCAACACCCTCCATCGCCTCAATGGATGCCAAAACCTTGGATTTCGGACTCAAGGCCAATTCATAGACTAACTCAGAACACTGATAGTTATACATTCGCTGGGGATCGCGTGCTGCACGTACCATGCCCCGTAATCGCCGCCGCCCCTCGACCACCAAAGATTCCCCCCAAATCGGAATCACTGGAATAAATCGACCAGGCCAAATACGCCCTGCTGTTAAAGTCTCATTTCCTTCTAGAATTTCAGCCCCGCTAATTTTGGCCTGCCGGACCACCCGTTTCTGTAATCGTCGGCGCTGAATTACCTCAAAACCTTCAGGCACCATATCAGCCGCCACACTAATTTCCTGATTTTCTGGTGTCCGAATAAGGACCACTTCCGGTCCTTCCACCTCTTCGATATAAAAATAATCAGCGACTCGGACTGTGTCTTCTTTGGCATCATACCAATCAGGCATCTCAAGACCCGTCGCCTGAAACGCCGCCTCACTGGTCGCAATTTTATCGGGATATCGTCGCTCAAATTCAGATTTTGGCAAATTCTCAATCACAAACACAAAGCGGCACTTTTCCGGCTCATGGAGAGGACAAGCAGGATCACGAAAGACCGACATCGGATTTTCAATCGGCTGATATTTAATGCTCTGGTCAAACATCACATTTAACGGCGCTGCTTCATCATCTTCATTTTCATATTCCGTCACAATGCGATAATAACCAAACCCCACGGCAACAGCGTTTTTGAACGCTTCATCCCGTGCAGTTTTGGCATGGCCCTTATTTTCAATCTGTCGAATCAGCCCCTGAAACACTTCAGCCGTATCCACATCTGCACCCGAATCGACAGGAACGGCCAATAGACTAGGTTTCGCTGCTTTTTGGCGTCCAATCAACTGCCGAAAGGGTTCCCCGATCTGATCAATCACCAACGACGGACGATCATTCCGTTTTTTTAAGACATCTTGATCCCATTGTTCTAAATTTAAGAATTTAAGATCTTCTTCTCCCTGAATACGAAACTCCGTTTCAGCATTGTCGCAAATACGCCAGCGTTCCAACGCTTCATTCATAAAGTTTTGGGATTTTTCACGGTTTTGTACAGCCATAATTATTGACTCATCCAGCTTCGCCAACCAGTCGCTTTCGTTACCTGGCGATGTAAAAAGGGTACATTTCTCAAGACCGTCGATGCCGCAAAGGTCAGCGCTAACGCATCTCCGTCATCGGGCGAATCGATGCCACGCCCTTTCATCTGCTCTTTGGACTCCAGAATCACCTGATCGCGCCCATTATGCTTATAACCGGGTCCCGTTAAATCGTATTCCAGGCGGGGAGTTTTATCAATTGCACCGCGTGCCAGCCAGTCCCGACACTTCCCCCACATATAACTTCGCATATTTGCAAACTTTGTCGAAGGACTTTTTGCACCGAATTGCACTTCAACGACATTTTTGTGTCCTAACTGCCGTAATCTGTCCACAATCGGACCGCCAATCCCCGTGCCATCCACGAACATCGTGCCAAGTCGCCTCCCATCAAAGTCCCGATCCAGCACATCCGCCGCAAGTGTCACCAAGCGCATCGTGTCGCGGGTTTCTCCTCCCGCCAGTCGAATCGGAGGAATACTTCGCGCATCCTGTCCACACCGAAAGCGAAACACCGAATGGTCGTCCCCGCCCCGTGCGACATCCAACCCACAGACCAAGGGTTCATCACGCAAACTCATCGCTTCGCGTTGTTGGGCGTGATAGACCAAATCACTGCTGATAAATTGGAGATCAGACGCCGCCGGAGGCAGTCCCCGGACACGCACCCGATAGAAGTCCGATTCTTCCCCATAATCATCAGCCCATTCCTTCAATTGCGCCTTATTGGTAAATCGGCATTCCCGACTGTCAATCATTACACTCTGCCAGCGTTTTCTCAGCGACCCAAAGCAAATACGGTGAAAGGCCCCGGTAGACCGCGTGGGATTGCCAAAGACAAAAATCATCGGCTCCCCGTCCGTCAAGCCCCCTTCCGCGACCTCGAAAATCTTATCCGGGACCGCACTGCTTTCATCGACAATATAGAACGATGTCGAATCAGCCGCGTGCTGACCCGAAAACGCTTCGGAGTTCTCTTCCTTGCAGCTTTGGGCGGAACAGAACCAGGAATCCTTATAATTGGTGTGATACATCCGGTCGCTGGTGACGGTAAACCAGTCACGGGTCAGGGACATCTTGGTCCAACGCTGAATCGACGCCCAGCTTTTATCCCGCAACTGCGTAAAGGTATTCGCGGTAATCGTGCCTTTGGCATGGGGACGGGTGGACATAATCCAGTTGACAATCCATGCCACCATAGTAGATTTCCCAATCCCATGACCGGAACTGACGCCCATGCGTATAGGAGGCACTGGATGCTGGCCTGTAAACTTACGCTGACGTACCATCTTTCCAAGATCGACTAAAAACTTACGCTGCCAGACATCAGGTCCGTCATACGGCTGGAGAAACCCCGGTTCTCCCCACGGATACATCATCTGCACAAAGCGAAGGGGGTCGTGATAGCACTTGGCGACTTCTTCAGCCAGCGCTTCCTGGGCAGACTGTTTCATTAGGAGGCTATTTTCGCTTTCATCCGCACCGTAAAAAGTGTCGGATCGAATCCGGCCAGCATACACCAGCCCCCGCACTCTTCTTCCGTGACGAGAAACTGTCGCGCCATAAAGACCTGACGATCCGGTGTCGTATTCACGGATTTTCCTACCCGATTGTCGATCTTCCAGAGATCGGCATCCCGCACTGCCGCCAGCAACACCGCCTGGGCGAGTCGTTTATAGGCCTGTCCATCAGGAGGATAAGGCACGCTCCTTGTCGTCCTCCGGCACGATTTCCACCTCAATCGCAGGTTGATCCGTCAACCGCTGGCGTGCCGACATCAGCCGATCTAGAATTTCCTTATCCGCTGAGAGGTGGAGGCGTTCGGTGAGGAGGTTTAAATGTTTAAACAAGAGGGTCAGATTGGACGGTTTATCCCACAGACGCACCCGCACCACATCTTCCTGCTTGCCGTCGCCTGCCGTCAAATTTTTCTTCGTAATATCAATCGAACTGACCGCCGCGGCCAGTTCCCGTGGCCAGTCCTTGATGGGACGCACGTTCCCGTTGTCGTCCAGCACATCCTGAATATTGGAATAGGCGAGTTTCGCGGCTTCCCGTAGGGCGCGGTCGGGGTCAATCAGATCTTCCAGCCGTTCCTTGGCTTTCCGTTTCACCTGCGGCGCACCGCCGCCATGAAAGCGACAGACATGCCCCCCTATAATTGACGCGTTTTTACACTGCTTACCAGATCGACGGCTTTTCGCCGTACATCGTCGTGCGTCATCCATGATTCTTCAGATACTCCGGCGTCATGTCCACGGGACACGGAAACGCATAGTGAAAGACCACCAGCCCGATCACAAACCCGACCAGCAGGCAGACACAGCCCACCGCCACCACATCCGGTATCTCCAGTTTACCCATCCGAGTCCCTCCAGTCTGTCGTGGGGGGATTCCACCAGTAGGTCCCATCGCGCCGCATCGACGCATGGAGGCCCATGACCAGAATCAGCACGATAATATCCGCCAGTGCCAGCCAACTCATCCACGCGCTGGTCACGTCTCCATTCGCCATGTATCTCGTTTCGGTTTACCGAGCGCCACAAAGACATAATCCGGTGATTTCTTCTCTGTCTTTGGATTATCCAGCATCATAAAATTCTGTTTATATCCTTTAATCGTAATACTTAACGTGCCACGACCTCGACCCACGTAGTCCGGTTTGGGGTACCAGAAGGACCCCATAATCTTCTTTGATTTTTTCTTGAGTCGCGCTAACGCTCCCTCGCGTCCATACCCTGTTTTCCAGCGTTGTTTGACGGGTTGCCATGGTTTGCCCATACGTGTCCTTTCTGGTTGCGGGACCCAATTCTCCCAGGTTGCCATTAGACGATCTTCCACCACTTCATCAGGGCATAGCCCCCGCCAATGACGGGAATCCCCTGGAGAATATTCTGGATTTCATTGCCGTCGAAGACGCTGTTGGTGTGCCATTGGCTGACGCCGCTGGTCATCACATAGAGCAGGACAATCGGGAGCGCCTTGCTCCCCATTTCGATCACCCGATACCGCAGATCGTCAGGATTCGTCCACCACGCCATCAGGTTCACTCCATTTGGTAGTGCCGCAGTACTTTTTTTGAGGTTCGGATAATCCCGGTAATCTTTTCGGGTCCCCGTTCGGTGCGCCACTGGTGAATCACGTCGTGGCTGGTCTGCCGAATGGTGTTTTCCCGGAGATCAATCATTTGTTCCAGCATGTCCTGCAACTGCCCAATGGATCGATCTAATCCATGCAAATGTGCCAAGGCGCTGGTATAGGCTTCGTTGGCTTCGTCTGCGGCCCGCCGTTCCGCCTTAGTCACGGAGCCACTCCAGTCCGAAAAAACAGGCCAGCCAGATCGCCACCGTAATGAGGAACCCCTCCCATGTGGGGTGCCACTCAAACGTGTTCTCCAGTACCGGCTGCACCTTCTGGATCATGCCCACCCTGCCGGTCGCCGAATCGCGTCAGTCTCCTCCGGCGTCATCCGTTCGAGAAACACAGGCGTGTGCTGCGCCAAACTCGTTCCCGTCACATTGTAGCTCATAAATTCATCGGCTTCGTCCTGATCCATCCCGTCCCGGCGCATCAGGATTTCGACACACTTGGCATAGTCATAGACCGCGACCGTCTGCTGTCCCTGCTCCCCATACCCTAACAGCGCGTCCTCCAGCCCATCCGCCACCCACACCTCAGCCTGGTCGATTTTCATCGGTCGAATTGCCATCCACGCAGTCTACCATAGTTTCTTCCTTCCTGAGTCTGAATCTAAGTCTGAGTCTGAAAGGTTGAGGGGGGGTCCAGGGA